GCGAACGTTGCTTTAGCTTTACGAGATCATTTAGACGGTTTCATGGCCTCAAACGACGTACAATTCGTCGTGGGTTCTGGAACAGAATAAGTTTTCTGTAATCTCTAAATAACATTCTAAGGTGACCTTATGACCGATAAGCGAACTGTTCAACCTACTTTCAATTTTAAGAAAGCGATCCTTGACTGCAATACAGCACTCTTGGATTGTAAGGCTGAACTACAAAAGCTGCAACATGTTTACAAATTCGGTTCGGTTTTATCCCATCTTGATCATACCTCAGCATCCAATTCATTGGTTTGCGATCGGTTTATCAAGAAGATGTATGACCCTTCCGTTTCGAACAGTGGATTAAGAGATAAGGCTTTTGCCGATTATCTCGCTTATGAAGAATCTCATTTATCTAAGGTTTCGTCAACCTTTGATTTGTGGGAACCAACTTCTGTTGGTTTGAACGTGCGTAAAGCTCGCTCACTTCTCCATAAATGGTTTGCTGACTTTTCGATTAATATCGTCGAGGAAGCTATCCAATTCACTCCTGGAGAAAGTTTCATTTCAACTGGTGATACCAATTTACTGGCGAAACTCTCTCTTAAGGAACACTGGACAACTACCGATGCGTGTTTAGACGATACACTTGTATTAATTTACAATTGTACCGCCCTTAAACGGGCCGCAAAGGATTTGATCGGTCATGTCTCACGTCAAGAGCGCGTAAAACTACACGCCCTTGCGAAGGAACGGGGTTATTACTTTAATCCTGGATTCTTTGTCTTTTCCATCTTATTGCAAGAACGTGTTCTTACAATCGTCGATGGCGCTAGGGGCTCTACAGTCCCTAAGAACGTTGAGAAAGATCGTTTTATCAACATTGAAGCAACTTTTCCGATGATTTTACAGCGATTCGTTGCTGCTAATATTAAAAGAAAGTTGAAGAACGTTGGCAATTTTGTCTCACCTATTGGTGGACTTGATGCACAAGCGTTGCATGGAATATTGATCAGTAGAGATTGTTTTTCTACTGTTGATTTTTCTAACGCTTCAGACAGTGTCATCACACGAATTGTCCGACATTTGTTCCCTTCAGATTTTTGTCGCTACGTGTTGAAATACCGTAGCCAAACCGTTCACCTTGGTGACAAAAGTATTGAAC